GATGACGACACGTTTGAAATTGATGTTCTTGTAGGGTCATCGTTTCTTTGTCTGCCAAATGAAGCATACCAAGGTGACCCGTCGAAGATGTCCGCGCCTGTAATTTCAAGTATTACTACAGGTTTATCTGTCAATTCTCTTGAAAAAAGAGATACATTACCACCCTTGACTCCAACTAGGTTCATAGACAAAAGATTGCCAACTTGACCTGTGAATGAAATATCTAGCGGAAACTCAATTCTAGCAAGAGACTGAGACGTTCCTGTAGTCATACCTGAAGGGAACTTGTAAGTTCCTTCATAGGTGAATGACCCAGATGTCAAAAATAGGTCACTGTCACTAAGATTACTCACATATGGCCAACCTGGTTCTGTCTTTGCTGTAGGTGTAATCAACCCAGAACTTTGTAGGTAACCACCAGATACAAAGTTAATCATCGTTGATACTTCGGTCTTTGACTCTCTTACAAACCCAAGGGATTGTTTGTTTGGACCACCATATTCTCTGATTCTAAAAGTAGAGTCTGGGTCAATGCCAACAGTTCTAATGAAGCTCTTGACAGAGTGCATGGTTCCCTTTGACTTTAGGAAGTCCTGCATGTTAACGAGAATACGTCTCCAGATTTGATTTTGAACTGCCTTGAGGGACATTTCATTGGTTCCTGTTGAAGACCCAATGTTCTCTGCGTTTATGAACTGCTCGATAGAACTGCCCTGGAACAGCGGAGGAAGAGTAATGCCGTGACGAGAAGCCATGTTTTGCAGGAATTCGTCTGGAACCGTGTCCTCCTGATCGTAGTCGGCGTAGTCGAGACTAGAAAGAGCCCTTGTGTATAGTTTGATTTTCGTCGAAAAAACTTAGCCCACGTATATAGAAGAAGAAGTAAGGTTTGGGTTCCGCCAAGTCTACTGGAACGTGGGTCTGTGCCCGAGGTTAGTCCATCAACTATTGCACCCTGTTCTGTTTCCAATCCTGCCTCAGCTTGACCTTGGGTCAAGTAGTGAGGTGGAATTAGCCTTGTGATCAAGTTGGGGTTGATTTTGTCATATGCCTCTGCATCCGTCAAAAACTCATTCTGTAACTCTAGAACATCTTGCGAGTCTGGGAAGAGGTTTGGTGTGTACTCTTCTTTCTCGAAAATCATAGGAGGGGCACCACATACATTGTCTGTACCTGATGGTCTAGAGCGAACTCCAAGCAAGATTGTGCTTGCACTGAGCCTGCCATGTAGAGAATTGTTTGAGTGGTCTGTTACAAGGTTGGATCCTGTGTCAGAAGGCTCATTGAACTTGTAATAGAGCTTTAGATTGTTGTCAGCAAATACAGACTTTTGAGCAAAGTTCTTTCTGTCATAGTCAGAACGAATCGTGTGCCATATTCTTAGTTCGTCTAGCGACCCAGAAAATGTAACGGTTGGAGTAAACACGGTGCCTAGAGCAGATCCAGACCCAATCAAAAGATCTGGTACTGATGACCCAAGTTCCCCAAACTCAATCTGACTTGTAGATCTGGACTTAAGGTCTTGATCTACATATCCATATATTCTTTGCTCAAGGTCAGTCCTGTCCCAAATAAAAGCTACGTGACTCCACACTCCCTTTGGAACATCCATCGTCACAGAGTTTGATGCGCTTCCAGAAGCCACAAACATGCTTATAGAGCCGACCGTTGCGGACGCATCAGAGTTAACGCCAACGCAAAAACCGTACGGACCTGTCAGTTCGTTGGAGTGTTTGTCTAGTAGGCTTTGACTGTCGGATGCAATTTGTTCTGGTAGATAAATCTGAAACTCAATTGTCATTGACTTGAGTTTAGGATCTAGAATGCTATTTCCTGTTCTGTTTACAGACAGATTAGGGTAAGCAGCTCCAGCAATGTCTTTTACGATAACCGAGGAACCTCCATACGTTTCACTAGGCAGAGTTCCAGAGAAGTAAAGGTAGTCTTTAGTTTTTGGAAACACGTCAAACACGTATTTTTCAAAACCAGTCAAACTGTCTAGGAACAACTCCACGTCTTGCTTGGTGCCATCAAATGGATATTCTTCTAGAATCTTCTGAAAGGCTACACTTGTCTTTACCTGGGCAGAGTTGAAGAAGGTGTGGTTCTCAAACTTGTCCCACCCAATATTAAGTTGTTGAGTGTTTCTCAGACCAGTTCCGCCTGGGTCATACTTAAAAGAAGAGCTTACTCCAAGACTTGAGTCGTTGGTTATGCTTCCATCCTGAGTTTCAAAAATGGTTACGTTAGAACTGCCCTCTCGAACATCTCTAGAAATGGACGGAGAGAACAGCCTTGATGAATTGGATCCAAGGTTTCTTGTGTTGTTAGTTCCCATTAGCAGCTTTCAACCTTGAAGCGAAACCCGGAATTTTCCATCAGAGTTTCTTCGCCATTCTCGGTAGATACCAAAAAGTCTATCTGATAAACCTCATTTGGATTAAGGTCTTCCATGTAAAGATCAAAATACATTCCATTGTTGTCGTAGGATAGTTTCGTTGCCTGGTCAAATGGTATGACTATATTCTTGTTGTAGGCACCCTTGAGTCTCCAACGCATGTCTCTGATGATTTGCCCAGCAAGAGTTCCAGCTAGCTTTTTAGCTATTTGTTCGGTGTCATAGTTCAGTGCAAAGACTCTGAGCCTAGCTTTTTCTACACACGAGTACTTCCCGCGAAGGTTGGTTATATTTACAATCCAATTCTTCCTTTGGTTGTTGTGAAAAGTTCCAACAGGATTGGTGAACGTGGCGTACTTTTGTGCAAATACAACCGAGTCATCTAGGCTTGTCCAAGACATTTTGAATTCGATTGAATTAGAACCAGACAGGTAGTCCCTGAAAGTTGGGTCAAAAGTAGAGAGTAGAAAGTCGGACTTGTAGATTCCTGGGTGAATAAGGTTTCCCTGAGTGTACTGTGACCCAAAGAACTCTTCTGTGTGATATGCGTTTGACTTGGTCAGGTAGTTGATGCTCGCTGAGTGAGTCACGCTCCAAGAAGAGGTTATCCATGTGTAGCTCGCAGAAGCCTCAAGAACTAACTTGACACAGTTGGCTCCTGTAATTTCAGTAGATCCTGACATGAAATTCACATAGTTGCCATCAATTTGATTGTAGGTAAACAAGCTTTGGCTTACGTTCATTCTGGGATCCCCTGTGGAATCCTGAATCTGGTCATCGTACTTGACGATAATGCGCGGTTGCAGGCTTTTATCGAATCCCTGACGGGTTCCAAAGCGTTTTACGAAGTACGTGGTCGAGTCTGCCTCAAGAGCCTCAGAAAGGCTTATACGGAATCCGTGATTATCAATGATTCCTGCCATTGAAGCCGACACAAGGTGAGTCACGTCCATCAAAAGGTCTTCATCTCCACGTAGGAAGTTTTGACCGGCACCAAGAGACTGAACTCCTAAACCAAGATTACCAGATACTAAAATGTCACACACGTCTCCTATGGAACCAGTTGCACTGGCACCAGCCATAACCCAAGGTGTAGACACAGAATTTTCGATAGAAGCTGTTAGGAAGTTAGCTACGTCAAGATCTCTGAAGGCAATTACATCTGAGCCACGTCCTTCAGAAAAGGACATAGACAGTGGATAGGCTACCATTTCAAAGTTTGAAGGAGTGGTCTGTCCTCCGTAGACATCTTTCATGCTCAGAAAACACTTGAAACTAGGGTCGTTCGTATTCAGGACACTAGCTGTAAGTTCCATGAGAGGACTATAGTCAAAGTGAATCAAGCCTCTGCTTAGCTCATCCACAGGAATATATCTAGAGCCAGTGATGTCGCCTGGATTTGTCCAGCTTCTAGTTACATACGTTTCGGATAAAGAAGATTCTTGATACATTTTGAAAATATCAATGGTTCCTGCCTGTCCTACATTAGATGTTGTAGACCTAGAACCAGCAATAATCTTGTCGGTAATGTAGGTGTCTTTGTTTGCTGGTAATATTCTATACATGATTATTCCTGTGTGTATGCAAGTATGTCAAAGGTCTCCGAACGTATAACTTAAATTGCCGTTCCGACTATATCGTAGTCGGAGAATCTGATTTCAAAAATGGAACCTACTGGTCCAAACAGAATTCCCTTGTCTGTATTTGAGCCAATGTCATACTGAATCCTAGAGTACTCTCTTCCTCCCTCGGCACCAATATTTCCATATAGGTTCTGCACTTCAACACTTCCAATAGAAAGAACTCCCTGATTGTTGAATATGATATTGTGTAGGTCAGCAATTACAACAGGTTGGTCAAGCTCAAGTTTCTTTTGCTTGAAGTACTCTCGTAGTCTCTTGATTACATTTTGCAGAACGAGGTTTTTGTTTATGGCAAATGATGGGTCGATGACCACGGAAAACTTTACCTTGATGTTGATTACCTGAACATCCAAAATGTCAATTGCGTCCGACACCAACCTGTAGGAGTTTAGGTACTTGACTAAGTTGTCTTTCAAGGTATCTGGTGAAGTAACCAGTTGACCACTGGCGTTTCTAGACACAACGTACAACCTAGACGCAAGAGGGTTGTTTGGGTTTGGATGAATTGCTGCTCTGAACACACGCCCAAAGTTTGAAGGCATTGTGTAAATTCGTGCAAGTGCATCTGGTTTTGTCACGATTCTACTCTGTGATGCCCTTACTGAAGGAATGCGTTCTTTCAGGTCTGATACTGTAGGTGCGTCTTCTCCTCCTGCGGCATCTTGCGGGTTGGTAACAGAGAGAGATGTTCTAACAGAGGAAGCTACCTTATTTGATGGGCTAGCAGGGAAAGACATTGCCAAACTTGTTACGTCCTTGATTGCTCCGGCGACTACGTTATGACTAAGCCCTCCACCGTATCTATAGGTAATTGTCAGTGTTGAGTTGGGAACGATCGTACCTAGAGTAGAAGTCTGAAGTAGGTTCGCAGGGTCTATGGTGAACCTTGAAAAGTTTCTCTTGCCATACAGGGGAACTGCGAAGTCACTAGGATCTGGGATAATGTCATTGTCCAGACTTACAGCACTACCTCCGCCGAACGTCAAAGTTGTAAGTCTGGACGTTAGGCTCATTGCACTGGTAAACCTATATGGTGCTGGGGTTGGCACTAGGTTGTCTTCAACTATAATGTTATCGGAGTTTCTATTTGGTATTGCCTTGTAGACAGTGTCTTGACTAAGGTGCTCTACCTGGTAGTATTCATTGTTTTCAGAGTCTGAGACAGAGATTATCTCTGTGATGTTTTCTCTTGAAAGGTTCCTCTTAAGGAATGGCACAAACGCTCCAATAGAGAAAATCTCTGCTGCTCTAAACCCAGAAATACATACTCCTGTCTTACTCATAAAGAAAGACGTAGGTACGTTTTGTGTATTTCTTGATCCAATCGTAATCGTTGCAGTCAGGTTGCCGTTTTCATCTTTCTCGGCATAGTCTAGGTCTTTGACCAATTCAAACACGGTTCCATTTGTAGCCTTTACGATTGTAGACGCATGAATCACCGGAAGTGCAGCCGGATCTGGAACAGGTGGTTCACCATAGGCAGGAACTTCAACGTAAAACAATTCTTCGACAACTGCGGGTGCTGCTCCAACAATTGGAACACCAGCGTTTTTGAGGTGCCTTTCAATGTTTGAGTTTTCTACTGCTGTTGTAGGGTCTAGTTCGTGAAACTGGTGATCCAAGTAGAAAGACTGATTGTCACCAACATACGCAGCAAAGTCAAGCATCAATCCTCCAAGAGAAGTCTCAGAGTAGTCTTTGTTGACATCGGGAAAATACGTGTTTGCATATTCCAACAAGTCGTTCTTTAGAGAATTGAAGTCTTTGTTCAAGTACTTCCTTGAACGGACTTGCTTTGCTATGGTTTTTTTTGTGTTGAATGACATATGGCTATATTATGGTTAGAGTTACTTCAAGTTTGTCGTTTGGGACACTGAGAGCTGGGATTGCATAGGTAACCAAGATTCTGATTTTCCCTACAACGTCATTGTCTTCGTAGTCTGGCTTGGATTCAAACTCAATGAGTTCAAGAAATGGCATCCACAAGCGAACTGCTGTATTTATCCTGAGAGCAGCGTCTGCATCAAATGAATCTTTGCTGGAGTACTCTGTTACCAGCGGTCGAAGGTTCGCGCCAAAGTTTGTGATTGCTAGGCGTTCTCCCCAGTTTGTCTGAACGAGGTTTCTCAAATTGTCAGCAATCTGTGCTCTAATATCTGTGTGCATTATAAACAAACTGTTTGTTGCAGAATCTAGTTCAAGAGGAGTCTTGATTCCAATTGGAGTTAAGGATCTATTTGGTTCAAGAAAGTTTGATCCAATATCCTGTAGAATTCCTACGTCTTTGAAACTGATTGCCATGGGTTTAAGTATACGAATTCATGTGATTCGAGGAATGTTTCTTTGATGAAACTTGATGTCAGGTAGAGATTGCAGCCTTTGTGCTCCTAAGTTCTTGTTCGAGTTCTGTTATTCTACTCTCACTTCTTCTCAACCCTTGTTCTAGAGTACTAATTCTAGTAGTGTACGTGTCATACAGATATCTATTGACCGCCGCAGCTATCTTTTGTGCATCTTTTTCGATGATAACATCTTCCAGCCCATCATCATTAAAAGTAACGGTAGTCACAGATTCTGTACCTACAAGTTTTGTTTCAGAAACAAGTCTTCTTTTAGTTTCTGCTTTCACAAAATCTCTAAAATCTTTCTTGGCTTGAAGTATGCGCTGATATAGTGTTTGTGTTGCCATGATGCTCCTACATAGATCCGTAAATCTTTTGGGACTGGTTTTCTTTCTTAACATTGCCTTCAATGTTATTGGACTGACTCGTTACTAGATTGCTTTGAAAGGCGTTTAGGTTCGCCGTTGTTGCAGTAATTGTGTTGGCATATGAGGTACAGAATGTGCTGCCCGCCTGGACGGCAGCGTTTGGTCCATATGGAATACAGCTATTACCGGCTGCCAGCATTGTACCAAGCTGACTGAACCCACTTGCCGTACTATCTCTTAGTTCCTGCATAGCTGTTTGGTGTTCACTCTGCATGGTCTTAATTTGCTCTTGTAGGCTATCTACTGACCTTCTGTAGGCACTGTAGAGAATCCAAGGCTCCCACTTGCCTTCTGGGTCATTGTAGGCAATATCGTCGTTTTCGTTTGGATCTTCTTTTACAGCAGATCCAATGAAGATTTTATTGCTTTCAATGTTGATGCCGTTTTTGTCTATAAACATGTAGCTCAAGTCTTCGGAAGCAGTACCCTCTCTCAGGAAGAGCATAGAACCTTCAATCCCCTGCTCTTCATTTTTTCTGGAAATGAACCTTATGTGATCTGCTTTGCCGACAACGTAAGATCGATTTACAGTATTCTCTTCTGACGCACTTTCTGGCTGAACAATAGGAAGCGTTTCGTCTGGAAAGGTTATGGTCGTGATGCCGAACTTGTCGTCGGCTTTTGTTTGCATCGACACATAGATACGTGCTGCATCATTTGCAAAATCTGGATCACCCTCCAGCGGATTGTCCTTCAGTCTACCGTTTGCATTTGTGTTTCTGTGTGGAGCCTTGTCAGTCTCTAGGTAGTTTCTTGTGTTGGGTATTACTCTTGGAGCAGTCAACAGCGGATCTTCGCCTTCGGAAGCTGGTAACTTTCTACCTCTGCCAGCTACTATGTCTATAGTTCCCGCATATCCCTTGGAGTCCTTTGTTTCACTATCTCCAAGCGCACCAGACACAGGACCGCCACGGTCCTCACCAAGGCTAATTAGGGTATTGTTGGACCCTTGAATAACAAGCTCCTGTGGTCTCTTGCTCCACCTTGGAACTACTTCTTGAGTTTGAAGCTTGAACGCAAGAGATAGTTCGTTCAGGTCATCATACGGATTTACGTCCTGTTCATAAGGAGTAAGTGTATAGCTATCAGGTGTGTTTCCACCATTAGGGAAAGTTGGATTTGGGCTGCTCTTGATTTTATCTAGGTTAATGGTCGACCAATTTGACAGGTTGTTTAGAGGCTCATACTGTCTGTCTAGGTGCGTATAGTTTACGTCTTCAACAGATCGATTTCCATGCACTCTGCTAAGCCAGAACCCAAGCTTGTTTCCGTTTGCGTGGAAGTCCTGATAGATGACGTGAACCATTTCTCCTACTTGAACCGGTAGCATGAAGTGAGAAGAGAAAAATGGAAATATGATACTGTAAGAATCGGCACTCAAACCACCCTGGTCACTGGTGATCTTGGCTATGATTGAGTTGACTGGCATGACGTTGACCAGTTCATAATTGTTAACTCTTTGCATCAGATCGTCACGATACTCTTTGGTGAGCACGTTGACATCATAGATTACATCTACAACAACAGCTCTCTGAAGAGTTGGAGGCGGCGCGCTTGTACTTGTCTTCCTACGTTCATCGTGGAAGTTAGCCATCGTAGACCCACCGACGAGCCTACGAGATACATTCATTCCTGTGTTAAAGCCTGACATACTAATAGATAGTATTCAGACTTAAATGTCGGATGTGGTTAACTCTTGTGGAAGAGGTCGGTTTCTCTTGATTAGATTGTTTCTAAAGTCTTCTACGATGTCGTTCTTCAACTCTGGAAACTGAAATGACTCATGGAACTTATCCCAAATCTTTTCAAACCCGTTTATCTCAGACCAAGATGTTCCCTTGCCAAATAGAAGTTCTGCGATTCCATTTGTATTAAGGTCGGTCAACTCTTCTCTAATCTTCTTTCTTCTTCCGTTAGAGACATCATAGGTTGCAATTTTCAGTCCGTTCTTGTTGTCCAAAACATACTTGTTCATCGTACCGTCAGAATTGTTCCACTGTAGCAGGGCGAAAATGGACGTAAGAAAGAAGTGTCTATAGAAAGCTTTGACCTTACTGTCTGGTGGAGCACCAGAAAGCATGTCTACCATGAATTCAATGTTGCCGACGAAGACATCGATCTGAATCCATCCCTTATTGTCTTTGTCTTGGTTGCCCTGTTTGTCAAACGCCCAGAGGTGCTTGCCGCTTGAGTCTATCAGTGGTGCTAGAATATGAAACTGCCTAAGACCCTTGAGAACTGAGTGTCCGTCAACTTCTGTGCCCGAAAGATAGTCATCTATATTGTCCCAAATATCATCTCCCGGCTCCAAGTTCAAAAACTTAACCATGTCTTTTGCATCAACGGAAATGTCTATGTCACCAAGATAGTCCTTTGACTTGTTGCCAACAACCTCAAACCTAATGTTTCCTAATCCTGCGCGCTTGAGAGCGTTTTCAATATTCGGATACAGTAATGCCTTTGGCACTGCTGAGTTGACTTGTTTAAAGATGTTTCCACCTTCAGACATCAGGTGAACTTTCTTGCTTTCTGATAGAGTCCGAGACAAAATCTTACCAACAATTTCTTCATCAGAGATTCCTTGGTCTATCAAGTCACGAATGTTGGATATTTTCAACTCGGCATCCTTGATTGATTCCTGAGTATCCCTGTGCTTCTTTTTGATTGTGATGAAGTCGTCACCAGTCTCTTCATAGTCAGACTTGACTCTTAATATTGTGTCTTCAAAATTATCAAGCTCAGACTCTAGTGACCCAGCATTCTTCTTGATAGCTGAAGAGAAGTCCTTGCTAGCTTTGATTATTTGGTTGATGAAGTTCCAGTTTGAAGCACCGCGTGCCGTGAATGACTCCGTGTCGACCAATTTTACAATATTGCCGCTTGGATCTGTAACTACAATTCCTTCAATCTCAGGACCGAAAACTCCTGGGATGTTCTTTTGATCGTCGAAGAAGTTTTGTTTGAGGTTCTTGCCTATGTTTGCAATGGAAGCCAAGATTCCAGACTTAAGTTCTTTCTCAGCAGGCGTTCTTGCTGGTTTGCTTAAGACGTTACCGTTTTTCTCTATGACAGACTTTAGAGAGACAACTAGGTCGTTGTCAAACTCAAATGCACTTACGGCTATCGCTGGTACCGAGAAAAAGGTAATGGACGTGTACTTGTTTATTTCACTAGCTAGTTCTTTCCAAAGCTCGGGATTTTGAATTGTTCCATCCTGTGACTTTCCTGCGGAAGTCTTTGTGTTGAATATGATGAAAACTCCGTCGCCAATTTTTGCTTCGTCATACAGGACTACGTTGTGATCAAAAGACGGAATAGCCTCTCCTTCAATCTCAAAGTCACCCGTATAGGAAAACCCATATTTCTTTGATAACCTAGTTACAATTTCGTCAAGAGGAACCTGTTGAAATCGTTCAAAGTAGTCCTTGAACGAACTAAGGATGTAAATGTCCTTGACTTCTTCTGGGGAGTTCCATGTCATAGACTTGTTACGAAAGTAAACCTGTCCTCCTGACAATCCAAATGCCCTGTATGAGCCATCCATTTTTTCTGTCACATGGAAAGAAGACCTATCGAGATTCCACGCCTGAACAAACTGAAGAAGCTGCTCCGGCTTGAGCTTGTCTATATGTACAATGCTTTCATTCAGCGACAGAGAAGACAAAGCCTTTCTGACCTCAGAAACAATTATTCTCTTTAGGTTATTCATCTCAGTTGGACTTTTTGTTAGGCTCTAGCTGCTTGTACATCTCTTCTTCGCTCCACTCGTCTTCAATAGACTCGTCTACAGCGTCAGATACCAACTCTGCAAGCTTGATAAGCTGCTCGTTAGCCTTGGACATTCTCTCCATGTATTTTGCCAGAACTTGTCCGTGAATTGCGTGCTCAGAGCTCTTGCCTTGTGCCATGGAGTACAAGTCACCAAACAGAATGAAGGCGTTCTTTCTGTCTACCAGAGCGTTTTCATATATCTGTCTCCACAGAGCTTTCTTTCTTTGCTCTGTAGATGACAGAGAATTCAAAAGCTGAGTAAACCCTTCAATTTCATTCTCAATTTTCTTGTCAAGTTCTTCGACAGAAATTTGTTTGAATTCACCGTGGTTTATGTATTCTTCTGGATCTTCCAAGTCTTCGGGACTCAGACCTGATTCGAGTAGGTGTTCTTCGTAGTCATCATTCTTCTTCATAGAAGTAATTAGTGCTAGAGGAAGAACTCATCCGTTTTCTTAAGTTCTTTATAATGCTTCTTGAGTCTCCAACCTTTATGATATCCTGATTTAATTTTACCGTTTACCAGCTTGTTAATTGAACAAATACTCAAGTTGTGAACAGTACAAAATTTAGCCAAGTTTGATTGAAGCAAAAATTCTTCTTCGGTTGGTGAAATCAACGTTACATTATATGTCTTTTGGTTTCTTATGCTGGAAAGTTCTTTGGAGACATCGCTAGCTGGGCGGCCTTTATTTGCCTTAGATATTTTTGCCTTAGTTTCCTCAGAGCACGGACGACAACCCTTGCCTTTCCTGCCTTCACTAATTTTCCTTTTAGTTTCTTCGGTGCGGGGACCAAGCGCCTTGCCTCGTCTAGACTTTCCCATTTTCTCTCTATGTTCTTTGGAAAAGTCTTTTTGGTACATTGGATTCTTATCGCCAATTTTTTGTTCGCTTAGTTTCTTTTTTGTTGTATCAGAACGCTTCTGTCCAGTTTTAACTTCCGACATTTGTTCTCTGTAGGCATCATCTTTCCAAAGGTTTATGGAGCGATCTCTCAGAAGTTTTTTTCTGGAGCCGTCATCAGATGCCCATGCACGTTTACCAGATATACTTTTTTTCAAACGAGATTCTTCTGGTGTAGATGACCAAGGACCAGTGGCTTTCCTTGTTTCCTTTCTTACATTATAACACTGATTCCAATTACCAAAGTGTTTTGAAATGTGTTTTTTTTCCACAAGAAGCCTTTCCTCGGTCGTGCCTTTGACAACTTCTGTGACTTCAAAAACAAATGAATCTTCACCGCACTTGTTGAAGTCACTTTGAAGAAACTTGTTGTGGTGAGTACCCTTACGAAGAGAATTAAGGTGTTGGGCAAATCTAACTTTAAAAAGCTTTGCAGAACCAACATAAATTCTATTGTTTGT